ACCCTTTCGTTGGAGGCTTGGCGAAGATGCGCCCCGCGAATTTGCTGAGAAACCCAAGGAGTTCTTTGCTTTTCTAGTCTGGAACTACGAGGAAGCGTGCGTACAAATCCTCGAACTTACCCAAGCGGGCTTGAAGACCGAGTTAGTCACGCTTGCGGAGGACAAGGAATGGGGTGACCCCCGCAAGTATGACATCGCAATCATTCGCAATGGTGAGGGCATTGAAACGTCCTACGTGATGACTCCCAAACCCCACAAGCCACTAGAGAAGACTGCCGTAGGAATGGTCAAGGCCACCCCGGTCAACCTGGAAGCGTTGTATGATGGTGGCGATCCCTTTGATGATGCACCCGTTGCCCCTACTAAGGCCACGAAGCCTGCCAAGCTTGAAGAACCGGAAGCGGAAGACGAGGGCGAAGAGGAGAATCCTTACTGATGGGCAAGCACGGGCCACGAATAGAGGTTCATCAGAATCCATTGGTATTTAATTTCAAGAAACCATGTACTGATGAAGATGCATTGAAATTAGCGCACGTCATACATTCGTTCATGGCGGATGGTCTTGATCCTCGCAGAATACACTTCGCGTTTCCTGACTTGATGCTTTCATCAAAAATAAAAGTAAATACGAAAATCGAAAGAGATGGTGCGCAGATTCAAACGACAAGCATGGAATTAAAATTGAGGAAGGAGGAGGATTCTGATGCTCAGGACTGACATTAGTAGCTCGGCATACCACGCTTCGGGGGATTTGAGCCGGAGCGTGGCGGATAAAATAACCACGTCCACACCGAAACAGGTATGGCATGACATGCAACATCCCACGCCAAGTGATGCACCGCACTTCGTGGTTGGCGGGTGTACCCACATGGCTACACTTGAACCGTTCAAGCTCGATGAGGAGTATGCAGTCAAGCCCGAGTCGATTGATGGGAACAGTTCGCGAACGAATGCATACAAAGCGACCTTTCAAACCATGCAGGATCATGCGCCCGACAAGCGATGGTTAGCGCCAAGTGATTACAGGCATTGTATGAACATGGCGGCAGAGGCGCGGGAACATCCGATCATGCAGACCTACCTTAGTGATCCCGAGAGTGTGATCGAAGGCACGGGTTACTTCGAGCATGAGGGTGCTGATTGCACGGTACGTCCCGATTTATGGAATCCCGGCGCGGGTGTGGTGGTGGATTTGAAGACTACGCAGAGTGCGAACGAGAAGGATTTTGCGAGGTCGGTAATAAAATTTTCATACCATTTCCAAGCCTGTTGGTACTTGCATGGATTGCGATTGATGGGTGAGAACCCAAAGCAATTCGTGTTTGTATGTGTTGAGAAGACCCCGCCTTACCTTACCAATGCGTTCACCCTGAGCGCGAGCGACATTGATAAACAGAAGAGCAGGATGTCTGAAGCGTGCAAGCTTTGGGCAACGTGTATGGACTCGGGCGTATGGCCCGGATATAGCGATGAAGTAAAGACGCTCAACCTCGGGAACAACTTGAACAATCGACTGAGCATCTCTGAGATTGCTGACAAGTTCGAGGTATCCCGCAGTTACGTCTATCGTATCTTGAAGGATCATACCCTTGAGACCCGCAACATAGGCAATCGCAGGACGATTGACATGTCGGACTTTGCACAAGCCTTGCGCTTCGATAGCGAGGGCAGGGCGGCATGAGCGGGAAGACCGTAAAGTTGCTCAACACTAAGAAAGCACTCGAACTTACTGGATACCGATCCATCAATTCGCTCCTCCAATTACATGCGAGCGAGGACGTGGAGTTAACGTGCTACAAGGTGGCGGGCGGGCGAGGACAGGGAGGAGTCGCTCAAGCGTGGAGTGAGAAGGAACTGAAAGCGTTTATGAAGAACAACTATCAAACAACGGAGGACAAATGGCTAATCGATTAAAACAAATAAAACGGATAAAGCAAGGGGCGCAACTTGCGCAGACTCATATTATCGAGAGTAACTGGGAGGGCGCGGCAATTGTACAACAGGCCGTGATCGAACAATTGATTGCATTGATCGAACCTCATGGCTTGAACAACGCAAGCGACCCTGACGTCATTATCACATTCAAAGAGGATTGTAGTGATGTCAACGGGACTTGAACGGTGCATCATTGCGATTGATCCGGGTGTATCGGGTGGGTTTTGTCAGTTCATAGGCACGCAAATCGTACAGGCTTGGAAGTTCACGAGTTTATCGGACTTCGTGGATGACGTCCATGACTTGACGGGAAACCCCGACCTACCGCTTGAACTTGTACTTGAGGACGTACCACCCTTTGCGGGCAAGAACATCCCATCAAGCGCAGGCTTCAAGCTAGGCAAGAGTTGCGGGTTCTACGAGGGGCTTGCAAGGGGGGTTAGAATACCATGTCACATGGTTGCCCCCAAGACATGGCAAAAGGGATTGTCGGGCTTGGCAAAGACATCAGGGGCGCAACGCAAGAGACTGCTCAAGGATCATGCGACCAGGCTATACCCTGACCTCGGGAAAGAGATAACCCTAGCGACTGCGGATGCCGTGCTGATTGCGCATTACTTTATCAATAAAGATGCCCAAGTTCAGTAACAGTCTAAGCGTAGGCAAGGAACGGGAAGAGGAGATAATGAGCTTCATGCGTGAGCATGGACATTTTCCGATCCCTATTCCGGGCAAGTTCAAGGGGTACGATTTCTTTACCGCGAATACGAAGATGGCCTATGAGGTCAAGCAGGATTGGAAGTCCCGATACAGTGGCAACCTGGTCGTGGAAATAGCATTCGGGGGGAAACCCTCGGGGCTAACCACTACCCAAGCCGACTGGTGGATCTTCCACACTGGTGAGGAATACATATTCATGCAACCCAAGACCATCCGCAAGTTGATCGAGAAGGAAGCTTTGCGCTCTGCCAAGTTCATAGGCAAGGGAGACGTGAAGCAAAAGGAAGCTTATCTAATTCCGGTTGAAACCATCAAGCGGTATGCGGAGAAGGTACACACGCTATGAACAAGCTTGAGTGGTTATCCATGGAATACGTCAAACATCCATCAAACATCCTAGAATACCTACAGGATCACGGAGTTATCTCGGATAATTGTTGGCAATTGAACCAAGTTGCAAACGCAGACTTCGCTTGGTTATTCATCGTAAAAAACTGGAAGGACTTCACTTCCGTACACTCATGTATTTAATGAAAGAATTACTATCAAAGATCGTTATTCATCTCTTGTTCCTCACCGCGATCATCATATTCGTATGGACGATCCTGGGGTTCGTGCTGACGTTAGGAGGGATTAAGTGAACACGTCGAAAAACAAGGAAAAAAGACTCATGTTAGGGGAGCATCCCAATGCCATCCTAGACGAGTATTGCGAGCTATACGGTATCCAACCTTCTGCCGCGATTAACGTACTAATCATGGATGTTTTACGTAAACGCCTCGCGGGCGCGCGTCATTTCTTCGAAATGAATACTATTAATGTATATAGCCGGGCTTCCAAAGAACCTCCAAAAAACACGGCAAAGAAAAAAGCCTCTCCTCGTAAGCAAAAGACTTCATTACCCGATGACTTCGATCCCCCCCGCGCAATTTCCGAAGAAGCAAAAGTTGACCACGAAAAGGCAGTCAGGTTTTTCAAGGCCCAGGCGGAAGCGAAGGATTACAAATACGTAGATTGGAACAAAGCATTCGCGCTTGCCGTCAACGGTTACCTCTTGGCAAATTTCCCACAAATCGCGGAAGTTCCGAAAATCAAGAACCTTTAACCGACAAGCAGTGTGGATTATGATTTAGCGGAAATTGCGGTTCTCGCAAGTTCAATGCGTGATGACACGGGCCGATCCTCGGCAACCGCATTGGAACATCTGACCGAGGAGGATTTCGCGACCCCCGACAGGCAACGCATCTTTGCAGTCCTTTCCAAGCTCGCTCCCGCTTGCAATGACGTGGACGTGATGATGGAGTTGCCGGAGTTGAGCGAGACGGTATCCTACATCTCTCAGCAATACGGTGGCGGGAACGTGGAAAGATACGTGGACCATCTAATCGAACATCGTAACGTCAGGGCGGTAAACCGCGCATTACTCTCCGCCCAGGATGGCGTGCTAACCGAGAAGAGCGCGGAGGAGATTGCGTCTTCATTCAATGCGGAGGTTTCCAAAGCATTCACTTCTCGAAAGGGACAGGTCCACGTCAAGCAAGCGGTACAGGATGCACATGCCGAGTTTCTTGCACAGGATGCGGGTGACTTCTCTGCCATACCCACAGGCTTCTCACGCTTGGACTCGCACCTCGGTGGTGGATTGAAGAACGGATGCCTGTACGTGATAGGAGCAAGACCGGGTGTGGGCAAATCCGCGCTTGCGATCCACCTCGCCATGCAAGCCGCGAGGAAGGGCATACGTTCATCCTATGCGAGCCTCGAAATGACAGCATCTGAGTGTAGCGGGCGTATGCTTGCCAATGCAAGCGGAGTCCCTCGCCCCACCATGCAAGGAGCGTTAACGGTACAGCACAAGACCAAGCTTGCCGATACCGCATCTTCCATGAAGGCGTGGCCCATCACCTTCAAAGATGATAACCAAGCAACCCTGGAAGCATTCGGCGCGTTCCTCGCCCAACAACGCTTGGAAGGGGATCTTGGTTTTGCAGTCATAGACTATTTGCAATTGCTTTCCTCTCCGGGTTTCGAGTCCCGCACTCAGGAAGTCTCCCACATTTCTCGTAACCTCAAAGCTCTCGCTATGCAGATGGAGATTCCAATTCTCGCCCTGAGTCAGCTTAACCGGAGCAGTACCCGCGAGAACCGCAAGCCAAGTCTGAGCGATCTGCGCGAGAGTGGAAGTATCGAGCAGGATGCGGACTGCGTGCTCCTCCTGGACGTGGAGAAGGAACTCGGGCCAAGCAAGGATTGCGTATGGATGAACCTCGCGAAAAACCGCAACGGAGAGACGGGACAGTCTTACGTCTCATTCGAG